TAATTAATAGGAGTGATTATGTCCGGAGCAAAATACTTTAACCCAGAGCAGGTTAATAAATTAAAGCAACTTGTCAATGAAGGTATGGCAGTAATGCAAGAAGTAGAAACACTTAACGGTGGTCTAAGTGATACTGTGAAAGCAATCGCAGAAGAACTTGAGATCAAACCTTCAATTCTTAAAAAAGCAATCAGAGTAGCATACAAAAGTAAACTAACTGATACAAATGCTGACCACGAACAACTAAACGACATCTTGGAGACAGTTGGTAGAACTATTTAATGTCATACGTTGATGCAGTACACGACAAAAGCAATGACAAGATTCATGTTATAGAGCGAACACCAACTGGCGAACGTGAGTTCAAAGAGTATCCTACAAATTACATTATGTACTTTGAGGATAACAAAGGTAAATCGCATAGTATCTATAATGATAGGGTCAGTCGTTTCTCTACTCTAAAGAAGTCAGAGTTTGAGAGGGAAAAACGAATGCATTCAGGTAAGAAATTATTTGAAAGCGATATCAATCCTGTCTTTCGTTGTCTTAGTGAAAACTATCTAAAGATAGATGCTCCTAAACTGCATACATGTTTCTTCGATATTGAAGTAGACTTTGATCCTGCAAAAGGATTCTCTCCTCCGAGTGATCCTTTCAATCCAGTTACTGCTGTCAGTTTATATTTAGACTGGCTTGATCAACTGATATGCTTGGCTGTTCCTCCCTCTCATATGACATATGAGACGGCACAGGAGGCTATCAAAGACTTCCCTGACACAATGTTGTTTAGGACAGAGAAAGAGTTGTTTGATGTATTCTTTACTTTGATCGAAGATGCAGATGTAATGTCTGGTTGGAACTCAGAAGGTTATGATATTCCTTACATGGTCAATCGTGTTACACGTGTGATGTCGAAAGATGACACTCGTAAGTTTTGTCTATTAGGTCAGTTTCCTAAGAAGAGAACATACGAACGATTTGGTAAAGAAGAAGAAACATTCGACTTAGTAGGTCGTATTCATTTAGATTATCTAGCACTCTACAAAAAGTACAACTACGAATCTCGTCATAGTTATAAACTAGATGCGATTGGTGAGTTAGAAGTAGGTGAAAAGAAGACTGAGTACGAAGGGTCACTTGATCAGTTATACAACAAAGACTTTAAGAAGTTCATTGAGTATAACAGACAGGATACACTGCTACTCAAAAAACTAGATGATAAATTACAGTTCATGGAACTTGCTAATCAGATGGCACATGAAAATACTGTACTACTTCCAACTGTTATGGGTTCTGTGGCTATGATCGAAATGGCTATTATGAACGAAGCACATGAACGAGGGTTTGTTGTTCCAGACAAAAAACGTAATAGAGACGAAGGTTCACAAGGTCAGGCGGCAGGAGCATATGTTATGAATCCCAAGAAAGGATTGCATGACTGGATAGGCTCTATCGATATCAACTCGCTGTATCCTTCAGTGATACGAGCATTGAACATGGCGCCAGAGACTATTGTAGGTCAAGTAAGACAGGCTCTTACTAGTCAGTACATGGATGAAAGAGGACTTGAACTTGCTAAAAAGAAATCTCGTTACAAGAAAGGTGATGCATCAGTAGAAGGTCCCATACTATGGGAGGGTCTGTTTAGTTCATTAGAGTATACTGCTATTCAAAATCAGGAACGTGGCACAATGCTAACGATTGATTATGAAGACGGCAGAGAAGAAGAAATGAGTGCCGCACAAGCATGGAAGATGATTTATGATTCTAATAATCCATATATTCTTAGTGCGAATGGTACAATCTTTAGATCAGATGTTGAGGGTGTGATTCCAGGACTGTTGTCTAAATGGTATTCTGATCGTAAGATTATGCAGGCTAAACTCAGAGAGTCTAAAACAAAAGAAGACATTGAGTATTGGGACAAGCGACAATTAGTTCGTAAGATTCTACTAAACTCAGCATATGGCGCACTTTTGAATGAGCATTGTCGTTTCTATGATAAACGTATAGGACAGTCTGTAACATTGACTGGTCGTAGTGTTACAAAACATATGTCAGCATATATTAATGAGATAATGACTGGGGTATATGATCATACAGGCGATTCGATGGTCTATGGTGATACTGACTCATGTTATTTCTCTGCATGGCCTATGTTGAAAGATGAACTTCCCGCAGACATGTCATTAGAAGACAAGAAGCAAACGTTTATCGATTTGTATGAAAGCATGTCTGATCAATGTAATATATCTTTCCCTGGTTTTATGGAAACAGCATTTCATTGTCCGCGTGAAAAAGGTGAGATAATCAAAGGCGGTAGAGAAGTTTGTGGAGACAGAGGATTGTTCATCACTAAGAAAAGATATGCAATTAATATCTATGATAATGAAGGCAAACGTACTGATGCTAATGGTGCGATGAAAGTTAAAGCAATGGGACTCGATCTCAAACGAGCAGATACTCCTAAGTATATACAAGACTTTTTGATGGAAGTGTTAGAAATGGCTCTTGGTGGTAAAAGCCGTGAGGACATTATCGAAAAGATCAAAGAGTTTAAACTTCACTTAGGTGACAAAGATTCTTGGACAAAAGGTTCTCCTAAGGGTGTAAACAAGTTAACTCATTACACTCAGTTAGAGAAGAAGTCGAAAACTGGTCGAGCAAACATGCCTGGTCACGTGAGGGCGGCAATGAATTGGAACACACTCAAACGTGTTCATGGTGACAACTACTCAATGGAGATCATGGATGGCTTTAAAGTCGTAGTATGTAAACTAAAGACTAATGCTCTTGGATATACAAGTATTGCATATCCTACTGATCAACTTAGATTACCTCAATGGTTCAAAGAACTGCCGTTTGATGATAATTTAATGGAGTCTACACTCGTAGATGAAAAGATCAGCAACTTACTCGGAGTTCTTAAATGGGATTTAAGAGCAAACACAGACACTAATTCAACGTTTGATGAATTGTTTAGTTTCGGGTAAACAGTTGTCCAAAACAATTGCAATGTGTAATAAAACCAGATATAATACACACTATATCTACCTAAATACTTTAAAGAGGAAAATAAATGAAAGATAATTTACAAGATTTGATCGAATATACATTCGGCTTAGGCATCATTGATCTAGTTAAGATTGATGGTACTGCTACAGAGACAGAGGTCAATGCGATTGCAGATGATAAGTCTGTTATTGTAAGTGGTAAAACAAAGACGCCTGTTGCTGATTTCATTGGTACATTCGGCATGCCTAATCTAGGCAAACTCAAAACGATTCTAAGTTTTGATGATTATGATGAGAATTCTACTATTAGTATGACTCATAAGCAAGTTGATGGCGTTGATGTGCCACAAGCAATTCACTTTGCTACTAAGAACAATGACTTTGTTAATGACTATCGTTTGATGTCAAAAGCACTTATTGAAGAAAAAGTAAGAAATGTCACGTTTAAAGGTGCTCAATGGGACGTTGAATTTGAACCTACAATAGCAGGTATTTTACGTCTTAAGAAACAAGCACAAGCAAACTCAGAAGAGTTAAACTTTACAACTAAGACAGATGGTGGCGATCTTAAAATCTTCTTTGGTGAGCCGTCAACTCACTCAGGCAACTTTGTGTTTCAACCTTCTGTAACTGGAACGTTGAGTAGAACATGGCAATGGCCTGTTAAAGTATTCTTGTCAATCATGGATCTGCCAGGTGACAAGACTGTGCGTATCTCTGATCAAGGGGCGGCACAAATCACAGTAGACAGTGGTTATACTGTTTACGAATATCTATTACCAGCACAAGCGAAGTAAAAATTATGGCAGAGCAAGTAAATCTTTCAGCCGAACACAAAGACGATTGGGCGTTATTCTTGCCTGCTGTTAGCAGTTTCTTTATCGCTGGATTAGGTAGACAACGTAAAGGAATGGATTATTTCCCTGAAGAACGTATTCCTGCAGGACTAAATGGAGACGTAGAATGTTTAAACTTTTTAAACTCTAAACAAGGACTGTATAACTACAAATGGGGGTTATACTCTGCGGGCCACGCAGACCTAGACATCACTAGCGACAATCCTAATGAGTCTATCATCAGAGAACGTGAAGAAGGAACTTTCATGTTAGGAGATTCTGGTGGTTTTCAAATTATGAAAGGTCAGTGGCCCGCCGACTGGAAGGATCCTAATTGCCCTAAAGCAATGAAACAACGTAAGAAAGTTTTGTCTTGGATGGACGAATACATGGATTATGGTATGTGTTTAGATATTCCTTCAATGATATTGATGAAGACAGACTTAGTTGATAAGCATGGCATCACAACTATTGAAGAGTGTAAAATTGCTACGCATATTAATAATGATTACTTCATTCATCATCGTAGCGGTGCTTGTAAGTTCTTAAATGTATTGCAAGGTCAAACTCATACACAATCAGATGAATGGTATGAAGAATTCAAAATGTATGCTGACCCTGCTGTTTACCCAGATAATCATTTCAATGGTTGGGCATTCGGTGGTCAGAACAAAATTGATATTCATTTGATGCTAAGAAGAATTGTCTTCCTTATCCATGATGGACTATTAGGAGAAGGTAAACATGATTTACTTCATTGTCTTGGTACATCTATCTTAGAGTATGCAGTATTGTTTACAGACATTCAAAAAGCAGTAAGAAAGTATCACAATCCGAACTTTATGATTACATTCGATTGTGCATCTCCTTTCTTTGGTGCGGCTAAAGGACTAGCATATAACAACTCAACATTTGAGCATAATACTAAGTGGACTTACTCTATGGAGAAGACTGCTGAGAACAAAGACTTTGATAAAGATATGCGTAAGTTTAGTGATGCTGTATTAGCAGAAGGAATACATGAGAAGTTCTCTGATTCCCCTATTACAGAAGCATTAGTATTAAAAGACTTATGTTATAGAGGACATGGTTTCTTAGGTCAACATGGTAAAGAAACTAAGACTAGTTGGGACACTCTGAGTTATACTCTCCTTCAAGCACACAATGTTTATCAACATATGTTTTCTGTGCAAGAAGCAAACAGACAGTATGAAGCAGGCGTTATCCCTGCAATGTTGATGAATGAAACATTTGAACGTGTCACTTTTAGCGACTTAGTTGATGAAATTTTTAGTCTACAAGATAAACAAAAAAGTTTAGATTTGATTGATCAACATAGCAAGTTTTGGATGCAAATCAAAGCAGGAAGTTCAGGTTACTCAGGGAAGAGAGCCGTCAATGCTAATACAATGTTTGATGAACTATTTTCAGTAACAGCAGAACCTGAAATAAATACAAATGAAGAATTAGAAGATAGTGATGAACTAATGCAGACTATAGATGAATGAAAATAATATGTGTCGCCTCTTATTGTGCGGGCGGACTCATGTGCGATTTATTGAACGAAACAAAAAGTCCATTTACAGCATCAATAGTACAAACTAGATTCAATCATGTCCTTAAATCACCTCTCACCAATAGATGGAACGGTAACAATGAAGAAGTCCCTTATCTTATCTTGCCAATACATGAAAAGCAATGGCTAGATTTAACAACTAACTTAATAAGCAAAGAATGGACACAAGGAAATTGGTTTGCACATCATCAACCAGTTTCGATTATTCCTAATATAGAAGACTTTGAAGAAGTCATTCATGTAACAGTCACTACAATGAAAAGTAGATGGTTACGATTTTTAAGACATTACTGGTTAGAGGTTAATCGTCAAAAAATGATACAAGATCACGCATTAGATACAGTAAAGGATATGATCAATATTATCAAGTATGATCCTTCATGGTTACCAAGTGAAGATGCGAGGGTGACAAATGTTGAGTTTGAAGATATTGTAAGTGGAGTCTGGAGTAAAAATAATAAGCATGATTTAGATCATCTAAATAATTGGAAGAAAAAGAACGATTTTATACTAGATGATTTTGAACAAGATGCGAAGTTGATCGAACTATGGGAAACGCAAGAATATTATCGAATTGATCCTAGTTGGGCAGATGAAAGGAATCCTCAACATGAAATTTGGGAAAAACAAACTATTAAAAGAATGAATGACTATTATGAATCTGGGCAAATTAATGCTTGACTTTACTAACAAAATCAAGTATTATTACTAATGATAGAGATATTGTTGTGGAGTCTTATAATTGTTACATGGTTATCATATGGTATGCATGTAATTAAAGAGTACATAAGAAATCATGTTAAATAGGAAAACAAAATGAGTATAGAACCAATGATTAAAAAGCCGAGTTTATTTAGAAGAACTGTAATGAGTCTTGTAAGTGGTTGGAGACGTGTAATGGATGTCAGATACAATCCATTAAAGTATGTACCTGACCCTAGTTTGCAGACTTACTTTATGTTAGTGCTGTTTACTATTTGGAGTGTTTGGTTTGGATTCTTAGCAACTGACTACTTAGGTGTAGTTAACTATAACACAGTAGGTAGCATCTTTATTCACGTAGCAATTCTATTACCACTAGCAATGACTAATGCAATCTTTATTGATGCAGAACGTGATGGTCATGCGTGGTTAAAAGAATGGAAAGCAGAACAATCAAGGTATAAGTTGGTAGTCAATAGACTTAAAACTAAGAACTTAACAATTTGGAATCCGAACAAGGAAGCATAATGAGAAGTATATGGGTAACATTTAGCAAAGAGGGTATACATAAGTATCCTGGTGCTGATACAGATCCTAAGTTAGCAACTGGCGACTGGGACGATGTATCGTTTTTAGGTTATCCTCACAGACATATATTTCATTTTAAAGTATGGATTGAAGTCTTCCATGATGATAGAGATATCGAATTCATACAGTTTAAAAGATGGTTAGAACGTTTGTACGCAGAAGTAGAAAGCAGTACAAGTGTATTACAACTCAATCATAAGAGTTGTGAAATGATAGCAGAC